ATATGGCGTGTGTTAAAATCTTCAATATGTCGTAGTGGATTTTTATTCCAACCCATAACACTTTCGTAACTCTCGTATATAAATTTTTTCATTTTTCCCACCTATAAAATATATGGTCGCCAAAAACTGCTGTCTTCGTTTTTGTTGCGGCCCATGCTGGCGTAACATAGTGTGCATGATAGTGAGTTGCACCACCTGTGCTTACGGCACTTCCATAATGTGCAACCTGCATTGCAACACCTTGTGCTTTTTGCCATGCTTGTTGATTTCTTGGTTCATCACCCTTACCATCACAATACCAACTAAATTGACATCTATGTTTTACTGGGTAATAAATCGCATCGTTAGGGTCTTCGGTTTGTCTTGTCTTCCAAGATTCCCTTGTTGGCCCTTGTTTAACAACTTCACAAACTGAATTAGGATACCTATGGTCTTCTACTCTATTCATAACTACATCTGCTACTGCAAACATACCATTGACATCTTGGTTCTTTGCTTCGTGATAAACATTAAGTGCCAAACACATGACACCTATACTAAGTGTTTCTAACATTTTTCTTTTTCCACTCCTTCAATAATATATCTTGCATTCTATACGCCTGACGTTCCCATGGTTGTCTGCAATAAGGATAATTTGTATATTCATATCCACGCCAATATACCTTAGAACCATCAGAGTTTCTATCCTTCATCATACCCTTGGCATATTGCATAATATGAACCATTTCGTGAAAGATAGTAGTTAAAAAATCTTCTTCATTAAGAGTTTGTCTGAGAACCATATCAAACTCATTTCTTGAACTTGCTACCGAACATTCGCCATGAAATTCAAAGTCTTTTTGTATTTCTACATTTATACAAATCGTACGATGTCTAGGTGTTAGTCTTTTAAAACACCAAGTAATCGCATCTTCTACTATTTTTTTCTGTTTTTTAGTACCACCATAGACGTGACATACATTCATTGTAGACACCTCCCTATGATAATATTTAGTGTTGGGGCATTGTATAAGACTATCAATACCCCACACATCTAGGTCGTTCACATTTTCATCATATATTATATACGACCTACTAGACACTTGCATTTTGTGATGATGATTGAGAGGTCGCAAGTGTCAAACTGTTAATTCTGTTTAATAGACAATCCAATTGTTATGACCCCACTCATAATCATTATTACTGAAAAAATCAAGGCACCCAACCAATTGTTACTTTCTGCACCAGTTGGGCCATCGATAGAACCGACCGCCATCATGGCGGCCAGAAAAGTCATTGTTCCAAAAAAATATTTCATAATTTACCTCTCTATTAGTTTAAGTATAATGGGCCTGTCCATTGAATAGGATAGTTACCCTCTAAGATATTTCCTCTGGCTCTGTTCTTTGCCGGAGCAGACCAACTCGCAGGTTTAAGAATATCACCCTTTTTAAACATTGGTTGTCCATACTTTGTTTTCATGTCTTCTTTTACGATAAAGGCAAATACACTATTTTTTGAAATAACCTTTGCGTATTTTAATCCTTTTTCTAATCTGAAACTTGAACGAAACTCGGCTTTCATAGAATCGTTATCAGAAATAAAAGCATTATAGTCTTGGATTGCTGCTTCTTTTAGAAACTCAAATCCCTCTTCGATAGTCTTTGCGTCTTGTTTAACATAAATCATAATATATACCTCTCTAATTATTGTTTGTTTTGTAGTAAGAAATTTTCTGACATGAAGTCGTAATTTTCTTCAAGTCCGTTAAAAGCAATCATTTCATCAACTTGCTCTTTTGATAGTGCGTAATATTCCATTGGATTAACTTCCTCTGTCATATTCTCATTCCAAAAAGGATTTGTGATAAACTCATCATCTGTCATAAATCCTAAAGTAATTTCTTCTTTGGTAGCAGGTCCGGTAGAGTTACTTGGTAGTAACATATTTCTTAGTTGTGGTCTCATTTTTAATACCTCGTTATCATCATTCATAATTATATATTACCAGATAAAGGGGGTATTGTCAAGGGTTATTGCTAAACTTTTTTTCCTAAAACCCATCCTACAAGAGACTTTCGAATGCCCGATTTTACAGGGTTTACACGATGCCAATAGTCTGATTTGAAGAAAATTACTTCATTTTTGCCAAGACAGAATGTCGCATGTCGAGGATTTTTGTTAGGATGTTCGTATTCTAAGTCAAATTCACCACCCTCAAATTCATCATTTAATATTAAAGAAAATGATATCTTTCTAATTCTTCCGTCTGCATATGGTTTTGAACTTTGGTCTATATGCCAACCATATTGGCCATCACTTTTATACTCTGTATATTGTAAAGGTTCGATAGCATCAATATCGAAATTCCAACCTGTGGTTGCATTGATGTCTTTAGTAAATTCTAAAAACTTATTTAAAGTTGGCTTATCATTAATCCAACTTATCTCTGAATCTCTAACTGTATACCCACTACTGCCTAGAGTTTTGGCATCTTCTAATTTACCAATATCTTTAGCAGTAAAGGGTATTTTTGTTAAATGATAATGAGGGCCTACTCTCATTAAGGTTTAACGAAATTATCATTCCAACCAAATGCTTCTTTTACTACCTCTTTGGATAGTCCTTTGTACATTTGATGTATTTTTTTATCTTTTGTTTTTACTAAGAGGTTTGCTTCACTTTGATGTAAACCTTCTAACAATTGTATAAACATCATTTCTTTTTTATGTTGTGGGGTATCACTGTCAGCACCTTTAATATAATGCCATAACTTTCTTGCCTCTGTAGCAAGTCTTGTATGTTCTGTACCTGCAGGTGCATCATTAGGTGTAAATGGAACATCACCTTCTGGTAAGACCCATTGTATATTTGGGTCGAATGATGCTTTAATAATTATTCGTAAAGATGCGTTATCATGTTTTTTTAATATATTAATCTTATCGTTTTTTGTTTTTGCCTTGTGTACTTTGTCTAACACTTCTGAAAATAACAAAGTAGCATTTGACATATTAGTCATTGCCATTAAAAATCTCCTATCGAATCAGTTAACTCTTTTAATTTATTTTCGATAAAGTAAGTTAACATTTTACTTCTATCGCCACATGGTGCTTCAACAAACTCTTTTAATATTGTTGTAGATATTTCAGAGGGAATACATTCTAAATCAATAAGGTTTTTGTTACGAGTATAATTTCGTATAACCTCATCGGTTGCCATTGTATTCACAAAGTTACCATCTTTCCATGCATCTATCTTCTTTTTACTTAGGGGTCTTTGTCTAAGTTTTTCTACAAACACATTATCATTTGATAATACATTTGGTACTCCGTCAGATGAATCCCCTTTTAAAATATGTATCTTTATATATTCAATTGGGTCTTCACCATTTACTTTCTTTTTAAGTATTGGTGAATACTGCGAAACATTTGGATATTTTTGAAGTTGAATAAAGTCTTTATCACCAGACACAATCATAATCTTTTGGTCTAGGTATTCCTTTACAATAGTAGCAATAACATCATCTGCTTCTGCACCGTGTACTTGAATAGTTTTGTAAGGTAAATAATCTTTTAATTCTTGTTTGATTTTGTTAAGACATTCAAAAATTGATTCCCAATCTTTATTGTCTTTGTCTCTGGCTCTTCTACGATTTTGTTTGTAGTTAGGAAAGTAATCTCTACGCCAATAGTGTTTACTATCATATGCAAGTACCACTTCGCCAAATTCACCTTTGAACTCTTGTCTATGCATACGAATAGAATTAAGTATCATGTGTCTAACGATACCTTCGTCAGGTTTAGTACTCTTTTCCATTGTTAAATGCATCATCAAACTTGCAAGTGCAATTTGATTCATATCCAAAATTATCATGTATCCTCTATCAATTTCTTAACTTCATTAATATTTATACTATGATACGAGGCAACGTCCTTATTGTCAAGTTTATTCTCAAACATAATTTTATCAACTAAATCGTTTAAAATGTGTTTATAACCCAGTTCTTTGTATGTTACTGCCCTAATACATTCATTTAAAAAAGGAATATATTTTTTCATATTTTCAGAACCAATGTCAAATGCATTCTCTTGAAATATAGAAATTGCGTTAACAACTATCTGTTCGGCAAGTTCTTCAACAAATTCAATATCATCTCTAACTTGATTTTCCTCTTGAGGTGATATGTTTGCCACTCTTTTCCATGGCCCTTTGATTATGTTGTTCTTTTTTATTTCCGATTCTATTTCCATATTTTTCCTTTAGTTCAAAATATCGTACGGCATCTTTAACACTCATAGACATGTCATTGTCTAATGATTTTCTTTTTAATTTTTCGTATTCGTTATCAATAGTCATTCTCTGATTTTGCGAGTTTTTTTAACCATCTTTTTTTACCTGCATTTCTTGCCAGTCTTTTCTTTTCTGACTTAGGGATAAAATGTTGTCTATCTTTTATCTCTTGTACAAGACCTGCATTTTTTACTTTTTTCTTGAGTTGTCTTAATGCCTTTTCGACATTACCATCTCTCACAAAAACTTGAAGGCCTTCTGGTCTTTCAAATTTCTTATTTTTATCTTGGTTATTATATGTTCTCATAGCACTCCTTGTTTTTTTATTTAGTTAAATTAATAGTAAAATTGATAAACCTAATATCCATGGCATTAACCACCATAGAACAATAGCAAATATAATATAAAATAATATCTTAATCATACCACACCGTTTCATATCCATAAGGTTTATGGACAGGCCCATGTATTTGATAAAGTAAATGACTAAACTCTCCAGCCTCACCATAGAGGTTAATTAGTTTTTCTTTTGCATTATCAATTGTTTCGAAAGGGCCTTCAACTGTATCAGATGAAATTAATTTATAACCATCACCTGTGTCACCGTAATTCATGTTTGCAATGTAGAACCCTTCGGTTACTGTATAGGGATTAATTGTCATTATGCGGCCTCCTGATTTTCATCCATAAACATATCAAGTTGTACTTCGTCATCTTTTTCAACAACTGTACCCAGATAGTCTAGGTCAACTGTTATTTGATTAAATGCCGCAGTTACATATTCAGTTTCAACTCCATGCGTTTGAAGAGTAACTGAATTGTTGATTTCATCATGGTTAATTCCACCACCATTGAGAAATAAGTTATCTGCTTCCATTCGATTAGAAGCAAGTACAGATTGTTGAATGAGTACTTTGTACTCAATAGTTTGTTGGTAAAGTTTCTTTCCAACATCGTCTGAATAAAACATTCTCATTAAGCAGCCTCCAACATTGACATTGGTACACGATAGACAGTACCAGATAAGTTAACAAGACATTTCGTTTGGTTAATCTTTTCGACAACCCCTAACTGTCTCTTAGTCTTTTGGACAACATAAACTTTCTGTCCAACCGTAATGGATGCTTTCGCATTCATAACTTTCACTTCCCTAATAAACTGTGAAAGTTCATTAAGTTGAGAAAGATTCATTTTTTGTATTTGCGTTTTCACGTTTAACATTATATTACCTCTTTTCTTTATCATCTATATTCAATGTATCAGGCTTTAGAGGTATTTGTCAAGGGTTAATTTTTCCCTTATTTTTCGGGCATTTTGATTGGATAGTATCACTAGGGCAGACCATTAACCACCCGTTCAGCGGCCCTTAAAACAGAAAAATTATTTGGTATTTTCGCATTCACAGTGAGAACACGCACAATCCATGCAAGTCATTCCACAGTGACATAAATGGTCACATTTGACACATGTATTTCCACTCATCTATTTCCCCTGACCATTATACTTTTTATATGAACGTCTTTTACTTTTGTTCATAGAACTCATCTTCACTTTTCCATTTCCAATAGAAGTCCTTTTAATCTTAGGTTCGTATACCGAACTCGTATTCAATGCTCTTGCCATAATTATGTCCTTTCAATTAATGGTTTATATATTGTTATTAGTTCTGCTTTTCCTTTTACTTTGATTTTATCTACTTCTACTGATTTAGTATTATAAAGTTGTTTCATAGTATAAGAAGAGTACAGTGTTGGCAATATCTTGCCATCTTTGTCCTTGTAGTTTCTAGTTGCTGATTCCAATCTAGCTGCAAGATTAACTGCATCACCAATAACAGAATAGTCAAATCTAGTATCACTTCCCATATTACCAACAATACAAGTACCTGTGTTAACACCTGAACCTATATTGATTTCTGGTAACTTTTTTTCTTTAAATTCTTGTTTTAGTTTTTCTGTTTCCTCTGCACATTCAATCGCAGTCTTAACTGCCATTTCAGCATGATTAGGATTATCTAATGGTGCATTCCAAAAGGCCATAATACAATCACCCATGTATTTGTCTATAGTTCCACCATTGTCTAAAACAATTTTACTCATACGATTTAAATAATCATTAATAACTTCTACCAAACCTTCTGGGTCATTATTATTTTTATAGTGTTCAGAAATTGGTGTAAATCCTACTATGTCCATAAACAGAAAAGACATCTCTCTTCTTTCGCCACCAAGTTTTAATTTACTTGGGTCTTTCTGTAATATTGCAACCTGTCTAGGGTCTAAGTAAGTTTCGAATTGTTTTCTAATTTGTTGTTTTAATTGAAACTCTAAAATAAATCGATTAAAGATACTATGTAATCCTACAAAGAGTATTGTAACTAATATCCATGTAGCATCAACTAACATCAATTTGTTTGTAAAGAAATAATATGTTCCGTACACAGCACCTGCTGAGAAACCAATCATTATTAAACCAACTAACCAATATGCCGTATATCTTGTTAATATAATAATTAATGCACCTACTAGGAATGCTGTTACTAATTCTGCAAGGAAAGATATATCAACTCTTTCTATATTTGTACCATCAACAACTGTTTGTAAAGTAGAAGCAAGAACAACATAATCATATTGAGCACCAGTTGGTGTAGCAATTACTCCACCTAAACCTTCTGCCTTCATACCAATAACAATTGTTTTTCCTTCTAAACTAATTTCGTTTGTATCTAAATCTGCAAGAGATATTTCTGGGTAAGACTTATTCCATGTTAACCATATTCTTGCGTTTGCATCAGTATTGATTGTTGCAAACCCAGGTACTCTCATTGCAATAATACCTGCATCCCCTGATTTGACTTGATAACTCGGGTCACCAACTGCAACTCGAATAACTTCTATTGCAATATTTGGATAAACATCGTTTCCTATCTTCATCAATAAAGGCATTCTTCTAACAACACCATCGACTTCTGGTGCTGTATTTGTTGTACCAACACCTGCGGCGTTATCACCGATTTGTGGAATTGGCCCAACCATACCTGGCCATTCAAATAACCAATCTAAGGGATTACCAATTTTAGCAACTCCTCTTGGGTATCCGTTTTGACTTGTTTGATGTGAACCTGTCTGTGCGACAACAACAAAATTACCATTAAGTGTTTGACTAAAAAATTCATCACCACCCATTCTATCTTGTTCTGAAAATAAGATAGGCATAACAATAACACCTGCACCTTGTTGTCTTAATTTTATAATTGTATTTGCCATGACAGTTCTATCCCATGGCCATTGTCCATTTTCTTCAATTGCTTTTTCATCAATCGTTACAATTACAATTTCATTAGATATAATTTTATCTTGAGATTGAAAGAGAAGGTCGAATGATTTTAGTCTAAGAATTTCTTTGATTTGTGGGTCTTGTAGTCCTATCCATATTAAGGTAAATAAAGTTACAAATGCAACTGTCCAATGTGTGAATATTTTTTTCATTGATTAATTTCTAACCCACACCAAGTATGATTACAAAATAATGTGGAGTTATATGTTTTGTCATTACCTGTTTGATAGATGTTTAAAAAACTGCCACTACCACTACCTCCACTTACTGTTACATCAACATCATTATTGTTACCGACTTGTTGAACATCTAAACTACCACCAATCCATGAGCTACCTGAAACATCAATATCGTTATCAATACCATCTTGCAAAATATTAACTGTGGCTGTATTACCTGTGACTGATAGTGTTAAGTCATTGGCTTCTGTGTTTTCAATTTTAAATGTGCATGAAACTAATAATGTGATTATTAATATACTACTGATTTTGTATAATATTGATTTCATTACTTCCCTCTCCTAATGTGTAATCTCGAATTTCGAAATCTTGTTGTGTAACATTTATTATATATCCATTCTCTTGGTCTAACTTTAATCTAATTATGTTTCCTGATGCATCTTCTCGTTCCCATATATAGTTTCCGTCTTCTATTATCAATAAGACACCAAACTCGTCTCTACCTTCTTTTCTTTTGTCTTTTACTTTATCAAATTCACTTCTCATTTGCAAGGCCAATTGTTTATTTAACTCTGCCAATATGTCACCTAAAAAGTTTTGTTCTAAAAAATCAATGTCTAATCTATTAGAATATTCGTCTTCTTCAACTTCTAGTAAATCAACATCTAAATCATCAAACTTTAAAAAGTCAATATCTAGTGCGTTTCCTATCATTTTTAGATTCTTTTCGTATTGAATCTGGTCGTCTAGTTTTGGCGGTCGTCTTACAATTAACAAGTTGTTAATAAGTGATTCATCTAAATCCAAAATCACTGGTGATAATGGTTTACTTTCAGGTGTATCAACTTGTGTTGCCTGAAATGCTTGATTCATTACAACAAACCCAGCGTCAGATTCTACACTAATTTCACCAACAAAACAATTACCACTTGTGTCGCAACTTGGTAATAATATAATTGTTGATGAACCTATCTCATCAACTGTCATTGCAAAATCTGTACCTCTAACTGATACAGTAGCAGTTGGTGTCTCTATATTTATATTCTGTGCTGAGTTCTTTGCAATTTGACCTGAGGCATATCTCACCGTTCCTAAAGTTGCCTTTAAGGATAGTTTACCTGTCTTTGCTTTTGGGTCATAGACAAATTCATCTATGATTAATTTAGAATGAGAAGTAACGTCAACTCTTGTATCGTCTAAAAACTCAATAGCAAGTTTTCCTTTGCCTGTTTTAACTGTATCATAAGAAAAAATATCTAAGTCTTTTTCTACTGTAACCTCTGAGTTATCTTCTCTTTCGATTACTGAATTTCCTTCTTTCAGTACTACATCACCTATACTTGATGCATAAAGCGTAGTACTGAATAAGATTAGGAAAATACCTAAAACGACTGTTTTAGTCTCTTTGAATAATATCGATATTTGCATTGTCACCACTTGTTGTTAAGTTAATCATATTATCATATACACCTGATTGTGTAATATCGACATCTGCTATCGAACCTGTATGTGAATGAATTAATGTGTGACCTACAGAATCACCATCGCCGTCTATATCAATTAAGTAATTGTTAGTGTCGCCATTTACTGTAATAGTTAAAATAGCACTTACACCATCAACTGTTGCCGCTATGGTATTACTATCTGAGCCTGAAGCACCTGTAATATTTACAGTTGAACCTGCGGCTGAAGATGTTTCACCTATGTCTAGGTCTATATCATTTGATGAACCTGTCATGGTTATGTTAGCAGTTACGTTTCCACATGAACTGTTATTATTACCACTATCACAATTTAGGTCTACATCGTTTGAGTTACCAGTCAAGTTTATAACACCTGTATAAGTGGCACCATTAATTTGATATTTGATAACATTACTATCACCGACTTGGTCAATATTCAAACTAGTGGTAGCACCAGAAGATGCAGAAGCAGTTGTACTATTACCTATCGTGTTATTTTGTCCGTCTTGTAAAACATCAAAGGTTAATGATGCACCCGACTGTGTTACATAAATGTCGTTTGCGTTAACCGGAATTATTAAAAACATAACAAACATGACGAAACCTATTATTTTTACCATGTCTTTCCCTCGTTTGAACTATGTTGTTCGTTACTATTTATGTATTGGATGGTCTTCATCGGTCGATTCTATGGACTTTTCGATGACTTCTACCTGTTGATTTTCCACATTATTGGTGTTTTTATCAACTTTATTTTCGTTTTCTTTTGGTATTTCTATTAATTCATTCTTAAATTTCCAAAATTCTTCTTTTTCACCATCCATTATAATATTTAAAACTGCATATTCGATTGCAGTTCGAATTGCATAATTTGTGGGTTCATTTACTGCGACACCTGTTTCAACTTCTAATGCCTTAGTTCCCATATCTAAAAACTTAAAAACATCACCACCTTCACTATGGCTTGCAATTGTTTTAGTTACATTTGTTGTAAGTAATATCTCACCAGTTTGTACTGATATAAGTCTCATGGCAACTGTTACTTGGTCAACTCTATAAGCATCATTTATACCGATACCAAAGTATCTTGCACCAAAACCACCAGAGTTAGTATTACTGTCGTATCCTACAATTCCACCTTCAACTATTAAACCTGCAAAGAGAAGTGGTTTAAGTATATTTTCTATTTCTTGTTCACCGTCATATAAATCTCTTGTTGAACGAATAAGTTGTCTTTCTTTAACAAGATTGTCTAAATTTTTTCTTTCGATGACTTGAAACCAATCACCACCAGATACACTTTTCAATGCATTAATAACAAAGACATCAGCACCTTGTGTTACTGCTGTAGATAATTGAGAAAACTTTGTACTTGGTTTTCTTTGTCCTGTCTGGTCTGTAAAATCATAAACTGCAATAGTAATTACTGGTTGATTATCTAAATCAGGTATTTCACGCAACAAGACTATTGTTGGTGTACCTTCAACATAAGGCATAGAACCTTTGTATGTTGATTTATTTCCTTGAGAAGTTTGACAACCACTTAATAACAAGGTCAATGTAATCAACACTATCACCCCAATTAATGACTGAATATTTGATTTCATCCTTAGTCTCTCCTTGCGTCTTCTTTACCATCTGCCCTACTTATTCTCTCTTCATCTTGTCTCAAATTCAATGCATCTGATATTTGAATATCTAATTTAATCATATCATTATTCATGTTTTTTACTCTATTGTCTAATGCCATAATAATTCCATGCATTCCTGATACTTGACCTATAACGGATTCAAGTATATATTTTAATATTAAAAATATAAAGTATCCCATAACAACTGCAGCTGCTACAGGTAATCCAAATTCAGCAAGTATAGTAAAGAATATATTGTCCATTATCTATCTTAAAATACAAAATCCCCTATCGGTACTGTTATAACAGTAATCGTACCATCATCAGAAGTAACAGTCAATGTTATTATATCGGAAGTTGTATCTTTAACCCAAGCAATTGTAGCACCCTCTATCTCTGAAGTACCACTAGTTGGACATGTTGTTGTACTACTATCACAACTTGTTCCAAACATATTATCTACTAATTGTTTTGATAAGTTTGCGTAGATTCTTGATTCGACATTTGCAATAAACTTATTGACAGTTTTATTTTTTTCTGCTCTTTCTGCAGCTGAGGCTGCTGATTTTGCCTCATCTTTCATTTTTTGCCTTCTTTGTTCTTGTAATTGGTCAACAGATAGTACATGAGAAGAGTAACCATCTCCACTAAATGCAGGGTTACCAAATTCAAAATACATTTCACTTGCATAGACAGGTTTTACTAACCATGCTATGAATACGATTATTAGGATAAAAAGACCGGGTAAATATTTTTCTTTATTGTTCATATTAGTATTTATTCTTTATCTTCTTTACGTTTCTCTATTTCTCTTAAAGTTAGGACTGTATTCAGTTTAGAACGCAATCTAATCAAATCATTATCTAACATACGAATTCTATCGATTAAAGCAATAAGAACTGTACTCATCTCTGATAATTTAACTTTAACTTGAGTTGTTATATACGTATAAATGAAGTATATAAAGTAACCCATACCTATTGCGGCTAGGGTTGCAAAACCGTATTGATTTAATACTTCAACAATATCCATAGACATTACTCCTATACGATAAGAGTATATACTTTAAATATTTCTGCATGTTGGGTTTCAATAAAAGCCCCACGATAAGCAGTAAGATGCTCTGTATCTTTCGTCCACTTTGTTGATACATTTTTGTAACATAAAATGGAATTTTTCTTTTGCTCTATGTATTTAGTAATATCTACGAAGACATTTGCATCAAAACTAGTGTACTTTTGACAATAAGGATATGCATTCATATACCATACATTTAAAGGTTGTTTTCGTCTTAAACTGTTTCCTAAGTTATGACAGAATCTATGGTCTTGATGCCAATCTTCTTTCCAATGCGTTATGAGTAAGTCATAGGATGATATATCAATTAATCCCTCAATTTCTGCGACAACTTCTCTTGTTATTGATTCATCTCTATGTTCAAGATATAGTGGATTAAAACCAAGTATCTTCGAAGATTCAGGTACATATTTTTTATGAGGTACATTTGAACAAACAATTAAGTTTGTTACTTCAACACCTTCATCAACAAATCTTGCAACTGTTCCACCACACGCCAGTTCTAAATCATCTGGGTGTGCAGTTAATACTAAAACTTTTTTCAATGGGTATCCTTTCTAGAATGTGTCCAAATTGCTTTATCATACCAATCTAGATACTTGTCGCCTGTGTAATCTTCAAATGCATAGATATATCTTTCGGGGTATTCGGGTGATTCTTTGAAACACCAATGTGCAGGTTGTAATAAAAGTTCAGCATGTTTAACCATATCCCAAACAAAGTTTTGTTCACCCAAATCTTTTCTCTCTACAAATCCATTTTCATAGTAGTACTTTTGATAATACTCATAGTGTATTTTAAATATTTGTGCAACATGTTTAAAATCATGAGATTTAAACTTATAGTAGTTACCACTAATAGGACAATCTTTCATCTTATCTTTTGCCCACCATCTTGGCATACTTGCAAATTGACCTTCTTTAATAGGAAAGTTGATAACACAACTAGGGTCATCATGCCAGAACATATCAATATCTACTACGATGGTTTCATCGTGTTTATCTGCATTTAACATCTCTGGGTCAAAGAAATAAGATTTAACCCAATGATTATGTCTTTTGATTTCTTCTTCTTTTAAATAATGATTAACAATTTGAACATCATTTGAAAAATCAACCATTGGTGTATCTGATAATAAGTGAAACTTTACATTTTCAACATTGTTATTTACAGGTTCTATTAAGTCCTTAACTAGTTTACTAGTTTGATGGCCTTTTAGTTCTTCGCCATATTTTACCATACAAAAGTGTATCACAACTTATCATGCAATCTTACAAAATAATCTGCATCTACTAAGACTAGGGGTTTAGTATTATTTCTTTTTAATACTACGATAGGTTCATACTTACCAGAGTTCTCTTTGGCTTGGTCATAAGACTTCCAAATATTAAGTGCCTCTTGATTTTTGCATTCTATAGAATAAGGAAACTTTTCCCTAGCCGCACGGGCCATGATGAGGTCTTCCCCACCTGCGCCCATACTTCTAGATTCTATATCTTCTTCATGTATATTAAGCTTTTCAATCAGTAAATCACGAAACCATTGTTGTAATCTACGACCCTTTGCTTTGGCCGATTGTGTTTTCATTCATCCTCATCTTCTTCATACGAAACATATTCATTCTCATTATCTTGTTGAGTACCACAAAATGGGCAGTACTCAAT